CGTCCTCCATGACGGTGAACGTCTCATGCGGGATGTCCGTCTCGAACGTCCAGCAGGGGCCTCCCTTGTCATGCCACACCGCCTTGACGGTTCTGGCTTTCTCCCTCTCCCGGGCAAAGTACGGGCAATCATCCTGGCCACAGTCCGGCCCCTGGAGGACGCCGTCAGGGGTGATGTAGACGGTTGTGCCGTTGTAGGCCCCGACCTCCTCGTCGATGGCTCCTCGGAGCTCCACGTTATCATCGGAGTAGCCGTAGGCCACAACCAAGCCAGCGTCAGCAGCCTGCCGCGCCTCGTCTTTGGTAATCTCCATGCCGTACTCACGGCCATTCAATTCGATTGCTAACTCTTTTGCTGTCATTTCGATAACCTCCAAATTCGTAATCGGTTGGCAATTTGCCTGTTACTTGATTTCCTCCGCGCAGACGTATATCCCCGGTACCTCGGCCCAAAACTTTTCGCAGATCTCCGAGGCCACCTGTGCATCGTCCTTCCAGAACCCCACAGCGGTCATGCAGTCCTTCAGCAGCTTGTTCAGATTATCCGTGTCGGGCTTGGTGACCCGGTACTCGCCGTCCCCATGCTCCCCCCTGGGGAAACACCACTTCACCAATAGCCGCACGGCCCCCCTCATGCGCTGCTCCGGCCTATGCCCGGCCAGGTGATCCGTCAGCTTTGACCGGGCCGCCACCACTTCCGGGGGATCGTAGCTTACCGGCTTACCCCTCACAACCCGCCATTTCTTTTCCTGGTGCGTGGCGGTGGGCGGGATCATCGGCATAAAAAACTCAATCCTCATGTGTCTTTACCTCGCTAAAGTGCGCCATTGTTGAAAACTTTTTTGTCAACGGTCAGGGGAAGGAGTCGTCGTGCGTAGCTTTCGCACGACTACTTCCCCCGTTGACCGCAGGGAAATGATTTATTTACCCCCCGTAGGGGGGTACTTTTCCTTCCCTCGGGAAAATAACGGATTTTTGCGTTTTTTTCTCCCGCAGGGAAAACAGGGAAATTTCCGTTTTTTTCTCTTAGGGAAATGAGAGAAAATCCCGTATTTTTCCCTCAGAGGGAAAGGGAAATTTTACGTTATTTTCCCCCTACTTTTTACCGACCTCCCCATCATCAATCCAAAAGCCGCCGTGCTCCTTCAGCCGGTTCCTTACCGTTTTTTCCGTCATGCCCATGTACTCAGCAAGGGCACTAATCGTCACCTTGCCCTCTATGCCGCAGGCCTCAAATGCCAGCGCAATGGAATCTTTTCGCTCCTTTGCCTTGACTTCTTTAGGCTTACGCTTTTGCATGGCCCGTTGCCAGCCTGGGGTATCGCCCTCCGGGTCGATGTCGGCCAAAACCCCGCTCTCGTCGTTGCGATGAACGGGAAAGTCGAACCATAGGTTGACCTGGGGGAATTTCGGGAACTCTCTGAGTGTCCCATCAATACGCCACCCTGTACGGGCTTCTGCGGCCTTTTTAGCGGCCTCTACGGCGGCCATAGTGTCCCTGTACCCCTGCGGCCCTAAAGCGGCCTCTACGGCGGCCAGGGCGGCCTTCTCACTGCATAGATCATCCTGGCTGACTTCATCCAATTTCCCCGCCGCTTGGAGAGCCAACCTACAGGCCCGGCCCACGGCGTTGTTGATCTCCTGCTTACGCAGATCCTCGCCTATCGGCAGTTCAATGAGGTCCAGGAGAGCGTCAGGGTCACGGGCGAACACCCCGGAACCGCTGGCCCGGTCCATGCTTCGCTTGCTCCCTTGGCTGCCCTTGCTGTGATGGTGGCAGTAAATGACCGCACAGCCCAGCTCGGTGCATACCTTGTCAAACTGATTGCAGAATTTCGCCATCTGGTCGGCGCTGTTCTCGTCGCCAGTGATGACCTTGTAAATCGGGTCAATGACGATTGCGATATAGTTCTTTTTCATGGCCCGACGTATCAGCTTGGGTGCCAGCTTATCCATAGGGATGGAGCGGCCACGGAGGTTCCAAACGTCGATGCTCCCCAGGTGTTGCGGGGGGTATCCCAGGGCCTCGTATACGTCCCGGAAACGGTGTAGGCATGAGGCCCTATCCAACTCCAGGTTGACGTACAGGACACGCCCCTGAGCGCAGGAAAAGCCCAGCCACGGCCGCCCCTCGGCGATAGAGCAGCACAGCTCAATGAGAGCATAGGACTTGCCGGCCTTGCTCGGCCCGGCCAGGAGCAGCTTGTGTCCCTGACGCAGAACGCCCTCAATCAGAGGCGGGGCCAGCTGGGGCAGGTTGTCCCAGGCGGAGGCCATATTTTCCGGGTCGGGCAGGTCGTCGCTGACGCTCTCGATCCACTCCCTCCACTCGCTCCAGGAGGCCTTGCCGATATTGGTGTCCACCAGGAATTGCTTGTGATTGTTCCGCTTGGCGCCGGGCAGACGGGACAGCCGGGAAGGATTGCGGTTTTGCTTATCCACCTTCATTCCGTTCTTTTCGCAGACGGAATACAGGTAGTCCACACGGGTACGGTACTCCTCATAAGAGGCGGCATCAATGCGAACAATGGCGTGGAGGCTCTTGCCGCCGGAGTACACCAAGCAGGCCACGGGTAACTCCAATTCCCGGATAATAGCGTTCTGCTCCCCCAGGTCCATGCTGTCCGATTCAATCAAGGCGAACCGAAAGGCGGTCACGTTGTCATTCTTCACGCCCTTGCCGTCCAGGGGGTTGAACCGTATCCAGGCCCCCGTGCCTGGGTCATAGTCCCCCAGGACGGCTCCCAGGTCATCCCCGCACTTCTTTAGCGCCTCGATCAGCTGGCCCGCCGTGCGGTCATAGTTCCCCCGAGTGGGCTTGCGCTCGCCGTCCTCCGCCTCGAATGTTTCTGTGACATAGCCCACATAATCATCCGGAGAAAAGAGAGTGCCAAGGTATTCAATCAGGTCACGGGCCGGGTGCCATTTGCTGTCGGGGGGCTCCTGTATCTCTTTTGATTCTAACCAGGCTGTATTGACGATTACCTGCTCGTCCTTTGCACTGATTTCATCATCCCAGCTCAGTTCATGGCCGGGCTGAGAGGGCGCGGGCCGCCAGCCCATGTCCATGGCCATCTTGACGACCGTGCCGCCAGTAACCGGCTCCGCATTCCCGGTGAAGCTGTCCCACTTGCGCAAGCACTCCCCCGGATGATACCGCTTACCGTCCCGGCGGCTCCAGTCCTCCCAGGCAGAGGCGGGGTATCCCGCCTCCTTCAGCCCCATGCCAACGGCGACCCAATCCTGATATGAGAGGCCCGCCGGGTCAATGTGCTCCAGCGCCTCCAGCAGATCAAGGGTGTTTTCCATTGCGTTTACTCTCCTACATACTCAGACGGGTTAATATTTCCGGGTACCCGCCAGCCATTGGCGGCAATCCGGTCAATCAGGTGCTTTGCCGTATCAAATTGCCACTGGCCCACGTGCTGGAACCCTTTCCCCTCCAGGAACCGAATTTGTTTCGGGGTTGTCAGACCCTCCACCCGACGCTTTGCCAGCCGATCCAGGAGCAGCGTCGCCTTGCCGGCGGTCTCGATCTCGTCTGGGAAAATGCCCAGCTTTTCCAGGGTGGCCCGCTGTTGGTCGCTGGGCGGCCCCATCTCCCAACCGAAAGACGGGACATAGCTGGACAGGTCTGCCGCCTGGATGGACATTTCAAATTGCAGAGGATCCACCAGCTTGCGCTTGCGGGAGCGCATTTCGGCCAGCTGTTTTGCCAGGGACTCCTCCCGCTGGGCCACAACATCCTCGCTGGCCTTTTTCTCGGCCTCCTCAATATCAACCGGGCATCCGGCCGCCTCGATGTTCTCTGTCATCTTCCGGGCAACCTCGTCCGATTCACAAATCAGGTTGGCGGGGTGGCACAACTCATGGCGCTCGGTATGCCACAGAAAGTCCAGGAGCAGCAGATCCTCTTTGCCGGGATACAGCCGGGTACCACGCCCGACCATCTGACTGTAAAGGCTTCGTACCTTTGTCGGCCGCAGGACTACCACACAATCCACACTAGGGCAGTCCCAGCCCTCGGTCAGCAGCATGGAATTACAAAGGACGTTGTACTTCCCCTCGTCAAAGGCTTTGAGGACTTCTGCCCGGTCCAGGCTGGTTCCGTTGACCTCCGCCGCCCGGAACCCCTGGGCATTGAGCAGGCGGCAGAACTTTTGCGAGGTGCGTACCAGGGGCAGGAACACCACCGTCTTGCGGTTCTCGCAGTAGGTACGCATTTCCTCGGCAATCTGGTGTAAGTAGGGGTCAAGGGCCGTGTCAATGTCGGAGTTTTTGAAGTCCCCGGCCTGTACTCCTACATGGGAGAGGTCAAGGGTCAGGGGGATGGTGACGGCCTTGATCGGACAGAGGTATCCGTCCTTGATGGCCCTGGGCAGGGTGTATTCATAGGCCAGGTGCTCAAAATACTGGCCCAGGTTCCGCATATCCCCACGGTCAGGGGTGGCGGTCACGCCCAACACACGGGCCTCCTCGAAATAGGTAAGTACCCGCTGATAGCCGTCAGACAGGGCATGGTGGGCCTCGTCCACCACAATCACGTCGAAGTAGTCAGCCGGGAACTGTCCCAGCCGTTTCTCCCTCATAAGGCTCTGAATAGAGCCAACAGTCACCCGGTACCAGCTGTCCAGGCACGTTTCCTCGGCCTTCTCCACGGAGCAGCGGAGGCCCGTGGCCTGGAGCAGCTTATCGGCGGCCTGATCCAGCAGTTCCCCACGATGGGCCAGAATCAGGCACCGGCGGCCGGAGCGCACCATATCCTCAACAATTTTAGAGAAAACTATGGTCTTTCCGCAGCCGGTCGGCAATACCAGGAGCGTTCTGAGGAACCCGGAGGCCCAGTCGCTTTTTACAGCCTCCCGGGCCTCCTGTTGATAGGGCCTCAACTCCATTTAAAAGCTCCCCGAGCTCCAGGGGGTGGGGGTTCCCTGGGGCAGCTCAGTCCAATCCTGACTCGCGGCCGGGGCCGCGGGTGGCTGGACTGTCGGCGCATTCTCCGGGTCGTAAAACTCCGTGATCTCGTTGCTCTCCCGTTCCTTGCCGTCGTTGCCCGTCCACTTGCGGACACCCACATGGCAAACGCCAGAGGCGCCGGGGACGGCCCCCCAATTCATCCGCATGGCCTCACCGTGCTTACGCTGGCCGATGGAGGTAAAGAACTGGCACAGCTTCCATTCGAACTTGCTGTGAAGGAAAAGGTTGGTCAGCACATCGCCAGAGGCCTCGGCGCTGCTGACGGACACCGTCAAAATGGCCTTGTTGCAGGCCGGGATCTTCTCGCTGCCGCTGTGCCGGGCACGCTCGAATTTCTTCACAGTAAAATTGTAGTCCCCCTCGGGGAGAACCTGGAACGGGCTGTCATCGCGTTGGATTTCATCATCCCAACCAAATTCACGGGGCATAGAATCGTACTCGCTCATGTTGTAGTTCCTTTCAAGCTGTTCAAAATTTTTGTGGGAGGATAGTTGCACTTGGCCGTACAACTATCCTCTCTTTCCTTCCCAGATTATAAGGCTCTAAAAGGGGAGAGGATCGTTGGCCTTGATCCAGTTGCAGACCTGCGCCCACGCTCCGACCAAAACGCCCTGGATAAAATCAGCCGGAAGATTCTCCAACGGGGTTTGCTCCGGGAAATACCCACGGGCCGCAAAGGCCGCCTGTACCTGGTGGTCAAGTACGCCGTTGGCTTTCATAAGGTCACGCAGCGCCTTGAGCGCATCAGCGTTATCCTGGGGCTTGGCATCCTTCTGGGGTGCTGGGTCAGGTGCCGGGGGCGGAGGGGGCGGCGCAGGAGCAGGGTCAGGGTCAGGGGCGGGGGTACTGGCCTGCGCCGGGGGCGGCGTCACCGGGGCAGAGGGGGCCGCTCCCGGCCCGATGTACTGCACCAGGGCGGAGAAGTCCAGGGGCAGCTCCTCCGGCAGTCCCAGCCGGTTTTTAGCGTCCCAGCACGGGTGGTGAGCAGTGTACATGATACGTTTGCCGCCTTGCGCTTTGTGCTTTTTGCCTTTATCGTCTGCCGCTACAACCATAACCTTGTAGTTGACAAAAAGCAGAATATCCACGTATTCTTTTACCATGTTGGCGATACTGCATTTTGGACTGTCAATCAATTTCAGTCCCCAGCAGTCATAAGTTCCAAATTCGTCTGGCTGCTCCCGCCGCTTTGTTGCGGCATGAGCGGTAAGTACAACATGAATGCCTCGGTTTGTGACTTCTGACAGTAGGTTTAGCAGTTCTCCGAAACTCTCATAAGTAAAGGTGTACCCCCGGCCATAGTCGAACGATTCCAGACCGTTTTTCTGATATTTGGCACAGACGGACTTGATGCACAACTTTTCCGCCCAGTCCAAGGTATCAATAATTAGCGTCTTGCAAACCTCGGGATGGTCAATTACATACCGCACTTCCTGCAAAAGCATCTCCCATGAGGTGGGCTTATCGAACCGGGCCACGTCCAGTTCCTTTGTGCTGTCCTCCGTGTCAATAAACAACGGTGTAGGGAAGTGGGCTGCAAATGTGCTTTTTCCAACACCTTCCACGCCGTACACGCAAATTTTCTTTGCGCTGGGGATTTTCCCTCGGGTAATGTTCATTTCTTTCGTTTCCTCCTGTTATTTGCTTGGTCAGTTAAGCTAATCCAGTGGCAATTAGACGGCTCATACCCTTTGTCATTGTCGACTCGGTCAATGGTACACTCACCAAAAGGGGCATCCGGGTCATAGCCATTCGCCATAGCCCACTCAAAAAATACTTCAAAATCATCCCACTCTGGACATACTTGGATACCTCGTCCTCCATAGTCCGGGTAGTACTTATCATTCGGATTGTTGCAGCGTTCCCGCATTGCCTTCCACACATTGTAAAGCCTTGTTCCACTAAGACCATGTGTCCTCATTCGGTCTCCACGTGCCTTCCCCGCCATTTTTGCCATAGAGGCTGCACGGTTTTTCTTTGCACAACCGCAACTCTTTGTCTTTCCTTTGCGGAGGTCCCCCGAAGGGGAAAGCACTTGATTTCCGCAGTCGCACACACAGCGCCATATAACATGTCCGCACTGGGTTCCCGCCCGGCCTATAACCGTCAGCTTACCGAACCTCTGCCCGGTCAAATCAATCAGCTTACCCATGTTTCTTTTCCTCCGAATACTTTTCGTACAGCTGATTTGCCGCTGCCTTCAAGTTCTCTTCCCTGTCATACAGCAGCGTCAAAACCGCATAGGGCAGATCATAGATGTGGTCTGCATGGAAGGGCAGATACTTTTGCTTGTCTTTGCTGTCAAAATAGTGTGCCGCTTCGTTGAGCACCGCCACGGCAAACCCCATATGAGCGATTTCATCCTCAATGCTGGTTGCGATGTCCCACAAATCCATGTTTTTGTCCATGATAGTTCCTCCTTTTACGCGCATTTTGCACGTTGTTTCTCTTGAAATTATAGCGTACAATTTGCACGTAATCAATAGACTTTATGCGCAAAATGAGCGTAATTATTTATAGGAGGATTTGTGCATGTTCTGCAAACAACTTCGTGCTGTTCGCATGGCTAGGAAAATCACGCAACAGAAACTGTCCGATACTCTTGGCATTGCTTTACGTACCTATCAGGGTTATGAACAGGGAGAACGCGAACCATCCTTAGAGACACTCGTTAAAATCGCTGATATACTAAATGTACCTACAGACTATTTGCTTTGCCGGGATTTATCGCTCTTAAGGTCCTTTGATGGATTCCAGTGATGTCCTCCAAATTATCCCAGATTTCAAAATCGCCCGTTCTGTCTCCAGCTTCAATTTGCTGGTAGTATCTAAGGCTAATTTCCAGCTTGTCCGCCATAGCCTGTTGGGTCAAGCCCGCCGCTTTGCGGGCGTTCTTCAAATTCTCTCTCATTAGAATTTCCCCGCTTCCCATGTGGGCGTTGGTTTCGGCTGCGGAACCTCGGAGTATCCATCCGAAATGATAATGCTGCAACCCTCTCCATCGGAGGACACCCTGGTTGCAATGATTTGTAAACCCTCCTGCTCGGCCCAATCGCCAAACTCCCGCAAAGTCTCAATATCCATTGCCTCCAGGCCATCAACCAAGACGAACCCACAGTCAGGTTTGAGCGCCCGGACAATAGCTGTGGAAACTTTTAACTGATTTGAGCCGCTCATGCAGTCCCAGGGCTTGCCCTGATAGGTCAATTCCCCATCTTCCACGGAGAGGCCAGGGAGGGGCAGTTTTGCGCCTTGCAGGAGATCCGTCTTCTGCTGGCGCACCGCCTCCAGCTGTGCCGTCAGTCCGGCGTATTGGTCGCCGCACTCCTTGGCCTCAGCCTCCGCTCGGGCCTTGTCCTGGTTGGTACGGACCTTAGCGTTGACGGCCTCAATATTTCGGATGCTGGCCTCCAGTTCATCAGTAGCCTCGTCCTGAAGGTCAAGGGCCGACTTTTGGGCAGTCTCGTAATCGGCACACAGGGTCTTGTAGCGTTCTTCCAGCAGTGCCAGCTCTTTGCCT